CTAGCAGTGATTGCTGTCACTTCTTGAGATGCTTCATCTGGACTAGGGAACCCATCACCAGATGCAACCTCGATATCGAAGTTTACAACAACAATATCTTCTTGGTTGAATGAGTTATCGAATTCCTCATTGATGCAAGAGTATGCATACTGAGTAGTTCCGCAGACTTCAAAGTTTGAAACACCATCATACTTCTGAAAGAATTTTCTGGCATCACCCATAGATTCTTGAACAACAGCATCAACTGGTTCACCTTTGATATTTTTGAATTCGGTGTCTTTGTTAGTGGAAATAAAGAGTGACGGTTTGTACCAGATCTTATCTCTGAAACGTTTACCATCTTTATATCCACGAATATAGACGTTATTACCTCGTTGGTAAAAGTTCGTGTAAAATTTATTCATTACTTATATTATATAATATAACTCCCCAAAAGTAAAGTTTAGACCACGATTTTAGGTTTTGGTGGTACAACTACATCGCCAATCATATTTCTATATTGTGCTGCGAGTTCTTCAGTTGGGTCTACAATGAACATAATACTACGTTCTTTGATTTTCAATTTCTTAATATCAGCATACGGCATGTATGGCATAAATGTTAGTTTTCCATCAGCAGTTGGTAGAATTAGTACTGGTGTGTCAACTACAATCGGTCCAATCATTGTTGATGCGGGATCCATCTTACATAGCAATTCCTCACCTGTTGTGAGTCTTACAATCTTAACTTCATCCATACTATACTCCGAAAAAGTCTTTGACTTTTTGCCAGATAGATTTATCTTCAACGACCTTTTTGGGCATTTGAATTGGTTGAGGTGTTGGTGGTTTGCCTACGATCTTTGCTTTAGGTTTTGCCTTTGCTTTAGGTGCTGGTGTAGATGTGGCCTTAGCATCTTTGATTAAACCGACCATAGTCTTTTTGACCATGCCATCGTCAAGTTTAATACCTAACTTTTTGCCGTGGTCCATTAATTGTTTCTTGTTCATTTTTGACACGTTTGCCATTCTTATTTCTCCATAGTCGGGGATCCGAAAATCCCCTATTCATTATAATTAACCTAACAAGATCTTCTTAGCAGATTTTGTAAACTCTCCAAGATTAATTGTTTTAGGTTTTTCTTCTTCTGGTACAACGTTTTCAAGACCAATTAGTAATAGTCCATCTACAACGTCAGCACCAACCACTTTGATAGTATCAGCAAGAGTGAAAGAACGTTTAAAATTACGAGCAGAAATACCCTTACGGATATATTCAGTTGCCTCTTCTTTAAGTTTCTTGTTTCCTTCCACTGTCAAAACACCCTTCTCCAAAGTTAAATCAATATCATCTGATTTGAATCCTGCGACAGCGATCTCAATTAGATAATGATTATCATCTTTCTTTACCACGTTATATGGTGGGTAGGTTTGTTGTTTTGATTGTTGATTGCCTTCGTATTGATATAGATTATCAAACAAACTATCGAATCCCAAGAATAGATCTCTCGGGAAGTTATATGCACTTGTAGTCATATTATTTTCTCCTGTTAAGCGAGTTATAAAATGAGTCCTCTATTGAGCAACTCGTCATAATGAAGTATTAACCTCATTAAGGAACACACTACAGTGGGGGAGGATGTAATGCGTTCCTTAATAAAGTTGGAGGATGATTTGGTTATAAGGTTCATCCTGCCTAAATCCTCAAATCACACTATGCCTATCAGGCTGCGATTGCGTAAGTATCTGCGTTTGCGTTTACTTTGGGTCTTACAACTCTAAACCTTCTGTTACCATGTCGAAACCTAGCAACCCCATCAAAGAAGATACTGTCGGGGGAAACAATACCTTCATTGGTGGAGTCGACGAGAATTGAACTCGTGTCCATCATAACTCCAATAAAGAGTAAATGGTAATGCCTATGATTATAACTCACGGAATTACCAAATTTGGTGGGAACACTCGATCGACTTTAGCCAATCCTTATCTCCCATTATAACGCCGACGTCTTCGCTGACTGAAAGTGGTTCGTAGTTTTAAGTTCTACTAAACTTCATATAACTTTACTTATTGAAAAGTTTATATAGCACTGCAGCAGCAACAAGACCAACAAGTCCTTGAGCACCAAGTTGTGCAACGATACCAGTAATAGTAGCAATAATATCACCACCTACGAAAGGGACAGTTCCACCAAAAATTACCTGTAATACAATCGCGAATGCGATTAATGCTACACCTGTTTCAGTACCTGCTTTAATCCAACTGTTAATTTTATCTAACATATTTCTTACCTCTTTTTTGTTTAAAAAATAGTTTAATGTCGTCACGGACATTTCCTTATCAGGAATGTTCAGTTTATTTATACTTGTTCGTTACCTTTATTATACCTTGAAACGGTATGAAAGTAAAGTTTTTAGAAGTTTTTTCCTAAATTGTATTTAGGTTCTAGGTTCCATTCACGTTTTTCTTTATACGGAAGGATTTTGATTTGACTCAGAGGAGCAACTGGATCTTTGCTCTTCTCATTATCAACAAGAGTTACCAAACCCCATTCTGCTAGAAGATTGGAAATTGTATTTCTACGACCTTTATCTTCATCACCGAAGTTGCTTGGTTTGCCATCTAAGGCAAACAACTCTTTGAAGTGTGTGATGTAATACTTACCTTTCTTATGTAGAATATGGCAGGATTGGTATATGGTTTTATTCTTTTGAGATGACACACCTATGCGAGTAAGTGTTTCTCTAATCTTTAAGAAGTCATCTTCTTTCGCAATTGTGACTTCTATCATTGTATCTATCATTTGGATCTCATAATTAATTGATTATTTAGAATATTTATAATAATTAACCTTTACCACCCTTCTCCAACTTCTGTCTAATCTCTACAATCTGTTCCTTAGTCAATATTGTTAATGCTTGCCTTGCTTTGATATCATTGTACTTGAAATATTCCTTGACAATATCAACATCTCCACCCTTCTCTTTCTTAGACCACTTAGCATATCTTTTCTTCGGACGTACAATATTCAATAAGAATTCATACTGTAAACGTTTATCAAGTGAGTGTCTGGTGTTCATCTCATTAGCAATAGCAACTGTATCATTATGATATGACAATGCACGGTTAGTTAGGAATGGACTGTATGATTTCTCAGCAAGCACATCGTTGTCAGTTTTCCTCATCAAATTCTTTTTAGAACTGTTGATTGAATTGGTGAAGTCAAACGGATTAGTCTTTGCCATATATTGTCCTGATTAAGAATTGCATTCTCATCACATCCATTGCTACATCGTGTTCTGGATCGTGTTGAACAAACTTATCAACTAAGTCTTTTGGAATGAAGTCGTGGTTAATGTCCGTTCCATAAGTGAAACCGTCTATATAAGATCGTACGTCCCTGATGACCCACCATGGAGTCGGATCTGCTATTCCTAGACTATCACATATAGATCGTGTGAATACTGGATCGAATGAGTTACCTCGTGTGAATACCTTTTTAGCAGTTGCTATGTTTAGTCTTTCTAGGAACAGAAGTAATTCTGAGATTGACACATCATTATCAGATGGCATCAATTGCTTTTGAGCATCTTTAGACTGCGACTTCCACCAATCTAATGAACCTTTCTCAACCTTACGACCATACTTAACTTGGTCTTTAACATCAAACTTAACATACTCACAACTATCGAGTAGTTCTTCGTAGGTGTATGGGTTGGTTAAGAAACGATCTTCATCATATGCAATTCCAGCAACAGATAATACAACACCATTGAATGCGTTTTGGCTTAAAGTTTCATAATCGTATATTACACATTTCATTTCTTCCAATCCGTGTCCACCATAATTTCAGTCAATAATGCCATCGTGTTAATCTCTTGGTCGGCAGCAAATGCACTTTTATGTTGATAGTCTGCTAACGTTACTACGATTTGAGGAATGCTAGCAGGTTCAGCATGCTCATACATCGTATCATATAACTTACGGAAGAACGGTGCGATATCCCCATCAATATTTTGACCCACCCATTTACGAGCAGTTGAGAATTCCTTATTCTTCAAGGCATCCATTAACGTCTTGAAGTTAGCATCTGAAGTATTGACTAAGATCCCCGCATCAATCTTGCCAGTAGCACTGTAACGTTGTAGTTCGTTTAGTACACGTCTGTTGTCAGGGAAGTGCTTAGTGATAATCTCAGCAATAACCTTTTCCTCATACTCAATGTTCTCAAAGTCAAGAATCATACAAACACGATGGAAGAATTCACTTGCCATTTTAGGTTTATCTTTATTACCAATCTTAAACTCAACCACAGAACAACGTGAGTGTAGAGGTGCGATAATCTTATTAACGAAGTTACACGTTAGGATGAATCCACAATTAGATGAGTATTCCTCCATAAAGTTTCTAAGAGCAGGTTGTACTGTCTCAGCATTAAGGTAGTCTGCTTCATCTAGGATGACATACTTACGTCCACCTGCTAATGACATACTTGAAGCAAAGTTTTTAATCTTAGTTCTCAGTGTGTCAATTAGTCTGCCTTCATCAGAACCGTTGATAACAATATAGTCAGAACCAATCTCTTCAAGCATTGCCTTTGCGATAGTTGTCTTGCCGACACCTGCCGATCCAGTCAATAATAGGTTTGGTACATTTTTATTGTCAACGAACTGTTGAAACGTTGCTTTTAGATCTGCTGGTAATACGGTATCAGCAACCGTCTTTGGGCGGTATTTTTCAACCCATAAAAAGTCTTCCATTCACATTCTCCATCATATACTTATATTATACCCTACATTCACATAAAAGTAAAGTTCTATCAAATTTGGTATTCGGTAGGGGAATCGAACCCCTCTTACTAGGATGAAAACCTAGAGTCCTAACCGATAGACGAACCGAACATATTATCCAGTTAAGGATTCATATAGATCTTCAACTTCGGTGTTTTGTGCTTGGACTTCTGCTAGGTTTTGCTTATAGTAAATGTTCACAACCTTACGGAGATGTGCTTTGTCAAGTCCATGCTTATCATTCAAACC